CGTAGGTCAATAAAGAGATATTATGTCAACAGAAACAACCCCACAAGTACAACTTAGTATTAATGATATTCAGGCTACTGTTCAGGTTATCGATGTCGTAACAAAACGTGGTGCATTTGAAGGATCAGAGCTAGAAGCAGTAGGCGGTCTTCGTAACCGATTTGCTACATTCTTAAATGCTAATGCTCCAAAAGAGCAAGAATCACTACCAGAATCAACAACTGATTCTGCTCAACTTTTAAATGAATCAGGAGAGTAAACAATGTCTATTAATGTCGTGATCCCTACGTCACCAGATGACCGCGCAAAAGTACAAGCTTCTATGCGTGAAATCTCTGGTGCAATGAGCAGAATTGAATCAGAACGCGAATACATTAAAGAGTCATTAGCAATGCTAGAGGAAACATTTGAACTTCCTAAAAAGTATATGCGTAAGGTTGCAACAGTATACCATAAGCAAAACTTAAATGAAGTTAAGAATGAATTCTCTGATGTAGAAGATATTTACACTGCAATAATTTCCTAAGGAATAAGCATGATAGCCGTTATTAAAAACATTTTAATATTATCACTATTTGTATTATCCGTTATTTTTGTGCCGATGTTAACAATCATGTCGCTTAATACAATTTTTGCTTTGACAATTGAAATAACTTTCTGGACATGGTTAGCAATGGTATGGCTTCAGATAGTCACCTTTGGCGGAGTCGTGGCAAATCAAAAGGGTAAATGATTTACAAGTATATGAAACTGTGTTATAATATATTATGGAGAGTATTAAATGAGAAATGAATTCCTTTGGGTCGAACGTTATAGGCCTCAACGTATTGCTGATTGTATTTTACCAAAGTCAATCAAAGATACATTTTCTGAAATCTTAAAGACTGGTGAACTGCCAAACATGCTGTTTTCTGGTACTGCTGGCGTAGGGAAAACTACAGTTGCCCGAGCGCTATGTAATGAACTTGGTCTAGATTATATTCTTATCAACGGCTCAGAAGAAGGTAATATTGATACTCTCCGTGGTAAAATTAAACAGTTTGCTTCTACTATATCGTTATCTGGTGGCTATAAAGTTATCATTCTTGACGAGGCCGACTATACAAACCCTAACTCAACACAACCAGCGCTTCGTGGTTTTATTGAAGAATTCTCTCAGAACTGCAGATTTATTCTGACTTGTAACTTTAAGAATCGAATCATTACACCACTCCATTCACGATGTTCTGTATATGAGTTTGGTATACCTAATGCAGAAAAACCAAAAATGGCATCTGAGTTTTTCAAACGGTTAGGTACAATTCTTACTCAAGAAAATGTAATCTTTGAGCCACAAGCTCTAGCTAAATTGATTGAAAAGCATTTTCCAGACTGGCGCCGTATATTAAATGAATGCCAGCGTTATGCAATATCTGGTAAGATCGATTCTGGTGTACTTGTCAATATGTCAGAAGATAATGTCAAGGTATTAATGAAGTCTCTGAAAGATAAAGACTTTAAAGTTATGCGACGCTGGGTTGTCGAAAACATTGATGTCGAACCACAAGCAATCTTTCGTAAAGTATATGACGTAATGCTAGACTATGTTCAGCCTCAGTCTGTACCACAAATTGTATTGATCTTGGCAGACTATCAGTTTAAAAACGCATTTGTGGCTGATCATGAGTTAAATGTTGTGGCATGTATGACAGAGCTAATGGCTTCAATTGAATGGAAATGATATGACTAATAATTGTTTGATTTATGATTTTGAAACTCTAGGCAAGACTCCAGCTAATTCTGTTGTAGTATGTCTAGCATTGTTGCCCTTTAGCGAATCTCGTTATACTACAGATCCATATACATATAACGAGCTTTTAAAATCTGCCAAACTGATTAAATTTAATGTAGCAGAGCAAGTCAATAAGTATGGCCGCCTTATTGATAAAGATACTCTTAAGTGGTGGTCAGAACAAAGTAAAGAAGCACAGCAGTTATTAAAACCATCTGACCAAGATATTCCACTAGAAGAACTACATGATATTTTGTTATCATTTGGCAAACCAAAAAAGATCTATACCAGAGGTAACACATTTGATCCGCCTTTTCTTGAATCAATATTAGCTGCAGTAAATAAGACAGATCCATTTGAATGGTGGAACATTCGTGATAGCCGCTCAATGATCGAAGGCTTATCGTTCGGCTCTGGTCTTAAACATGGATTTATACCACCAGAACTAAAAGAAGTCTTTATTCCACATAACCCTATTCATGACATTGCAATTGACGTTATGAGAATGCAAAGTCTAGTGATAGCAATTTCTTAAAACTATGAGAACCTTATATTATGATGATCGAACCAAATGTAGTACGAAATACTTTTAAATGGATACGTGATGACTATATATCTTACCCCACTAGGTTTATTATTGAGCTACTTGCTTGGGGTATTTCTATTGGCTGTAGCATTACAATGGCTGTCACGGTCCCCAACCCACCACTGCTCATTTTATATCCTATTTGGATCATGGGCTGCGCTTTGTATGCTTGGTCTTCTTATACTAGGAAGTCTTTTGGGATGCTGGCTAACTACCTCTTGCTCGTATCTATTGATTTATTAGGCCTGACTCGTATGTTAGTTAAGGTAGTATAATCATGAGCCCATTTGACTATTTAAACTCAATAAACTATACTAAAAAAGACTTGATGGTTGATGATCTGGCAGAAAAATCATACAATGCATATATCATCAATCGTTCACTGTCATACTTCTCTGATACCGTATTACTTGCTAACGAAATGAATAGATATCATCAACTAGATAACAAACTTCAATTTGATTTTTTAACTAACACTATTAGGAAACGTAAACGTTTTTCTAAATGGGACAAACTTGAAATAATAGATTCATTTAAAGCTGTTAAAGAATATTATGGATATAGTAATGAGAAAGCACGACAAGCTTTAACAATATTAAACACAAATGAAATTAATGTAATAAAGGCAAAACTATTCCGCGGCGGATAGTTTACATTTAGATCCGTCTATACCATGATATAATGCAAGAGTTTGCTTTTGAACAGCTTTTCCACAAACTGAGCAATTGAATAAAGGTCTATTTTTAGCAGAGTTACTCATTTTATTTTTTGTTTCATCTGACCTTGGCCCCCTAGGCCCTCTATCTTTTCCTTTATTAGCTTCTGAAATTTTACGTTTACGTTCTTCTATAACTTATTAAATTATGAAATATATAAATACTATTAGGAAACGTAAACGGTTTTCTAAATGGGACAAACTTATAAGTAATGATGAGTTTGAAACCGTTAAAGCATATTATGGATATAGTAATGAGAAAGCACGACAAGTGTTATCGTTGCTAAACCAGAATCAAATCGATGAATTGAAAAATAGGATGTATAAAGGTGGACAATCAAAATAACTTAGACCCAATCGACTGGGTACCAGAAATGATGTTAGAGGTAGTGCTCAATGAGCCTGATGATTTTTTAAAGATTAAAGAAACTCTGACACGAATTGGTGTAGCATCTCGTAAAGAAAACAAACTATATCAGTCTTGTCATATTCTTCATAAACAAGGACGATACTTTATTGTACACTTTAAAGAATTGTTTTTACTTGACGGTAAACCATCAAACCTTTTAGAAAATGATGTACAACGTCGTAATACCATTACAACGTTGTTATCTGACTGGGGTTTATTGACTGCTGTATCTGCAGAACGTATGGAAAATCGTGCCCCTCTTCGACAAATTAAAGTCATATCATTTCGTGAAAAAGATGAATGGGAACTTTGCCCAAAGTATAATATTGGATCTGTTCCTTCGCATCAACCAAGATAATGTACATTCGTGGTATGAAAGGACTCGGAGATAATATCTATCAACGAGCCTTTATTAAAAATATCAAAGAAGACGTGTATCTTGAGACAGCATGGCCACAAATATATCAAGGCCTAGAAAATGTTAAGTATATTCGACCAAATACTAAATTAAGAACTCAGGCAAAGAATGTCTTAAAAGATGATCCTAATATTGTCTGGGAAGATATTGAGCTAGACAAAGTTAAAAATGTTAAACAAATCCATTATAGTAGGCCTATAGGTTTTCGTGGAATTCGAAAAGAGTTAGCAGTATCATTTGGAGTAAAGGCTACACGCTTTGACTTACCAGATTTTAGATCAGAATTTCCATGGATTCAAGACCTTGGAGAATATGCATTAATTAGACCATCAACTGAACGTAAAGAATGGTTTAATTCTGCAAGGAATCCTAAGCCTGAGTACATTGCACGGTCTGCTGAAATATTAAAAGACATAGGCATTAAAATTATCTCTATTGGAGATATAAATATGATTGACGAATGGTTAGTCAGTCCAGAACCTTATGCAGATATAAAGTTCCATGATGGTCAGTTAGGCGTAAAAGAATTGTTAGCTCTGACACAGTCTGCACGATATACAGTAGGCGGCGTTGGTTGGATTGTTCCTGCTAGTCTATGTTATAACAATCCGGCATGGATTGTATTAGGCGGTCATGGCATGTTCAATTCACCAGAAGCAATTATGTATCGTCAAAAGAATAGTGTTGCATTTGCAATGCCAGATAAATTTTGCAGGTGTATAGATATGAGACATGACTGTAACAAGGAAATTAGTAATTATGAACAGAAGTTTACCGATTGGTTACGAAGATAATTTTATATGGTGGCCAGAGCTTGGCATGGGTTACCATCCAGTAGAACCAATTGATTATGATAGAGACTATTGGGATAAATATTTAGAATATGATAAGTCAGACATGGGTAAAGATCTTACTAGTGCTCGTATTAACTTAGTCAAAGAACATACTAAAAGCGCAAATATAGTTGATATTGGAATTGGCGGTGGTCTATTTGTTAGTGAAATTAACTGCTATGGTTTTGACGTAAATGAATGCGCAAACCAATGGTTATACGCTAATAACAGATTCAAAAATCCATATGAGGATCGTGCACATGCAATTACATGTTGGGACTCAATTGAACATATTCCAAATCCAACTGCTTTACTAAATAATGTCGATAAGTGGTTCTTTGCATCAATACCGCTATTTAAATCTGGAGATACTGTACAAGAATCTAAACATTATCGCCCAGGAGAACATATATGGTACTTTACACATAACGGTTTTATTGAATGGGCAAAGCGTCATGGGTTCGAACTAGTCGAATGGAATGATCAAGAAACATTACTAGGTCGTGAAGATATTCGTTCATATGCCTTTAGAAGATTTCCCCTACCTTAGGAAACGTTTGCCGACACAACGATATGATGTCCCTGTATTCGGTACGCAGGAAATTCGATATGCCTAATGGGTATCGTTAACTTAAACTAAAACTCGCTTAATAGGAGCATTCACACTATGAATACTATAAATTCATTCAACACTGTAAAAGACTTTGAGAAATTCTTTATTGGTTATGATGGCTATGCTGGCTATGCTAATCAATTAACTAAGCTACATCAAGACTTAACTAAAAACATATCAAACTATCCGCCATACAATATTAAAAAGATTGGTGAAAACACTTATGCTATTGAACTAGCAATTGCAGGGTTTAATAAACACCAACTTGAAATTCAAATTGATGGTGACAAACTTTCAGTTCGCGGTAATGTTGATAAGTCTACACCGGCTGGTACTATGTTATATGAAGGCATTGCTAACAGAGCATTCACTCGTGAATTTGCGCTTAATGATAATGTTGTTGTTAAAAATGCTGGTTTATTCAATGGCATGTTAAAAATCATGTTAGAAAAAATCATTCCAGAAAAAAACAAATCATATAAGATTGATATTCAAGATGATGAGGCACAAACTGTATCTGAATTTACATCAAGTAATATTTATCGAACAGGCGAACAAGTATTTGGCCCTGGCTCTGACTAATAAGTAATACTGACATACCGCGGATCAATTCTGATCCGCGCCTAATCATGGAAAATATTATGAGTAACATTAAATTATTTAGACTTAACTCTGGCGAAGAATTGATTGGTGATGTGGCTAAAACTGAAGGCGGCGATTACTTTGTAAAAGATATTACGGTCCTAATTCCGACACAAGCTAACTCACTTGGCCTTGCACCATTTATGCCATATTCACAAATCCCAGAAACTGGTATCACATTTAAAGAAAAAGATGTCATGTTCTTTACCGAACCAGTCGAGGAACTAGCATCAAAGTATCGTGAAATGTATACCAAAATTGTAACACCAGCACAGAAAAAGATCATATTTTAGTATACAAGTTGTAAGAACTGTGTTATAATATTATATTGTTATGGGAGTTACTGATGAACGACGGTTTTTATACTTGTGTAAATAGGTACGGCAACAACATCCTGTATCGTGGTTATGACGGTACTGGTACATCAGTTGCACGTAAGATTAAATTCTCTCCTACGCTATACCTTCAAACAAATAAACCTACTGGTTATCATTCAGTCGATGGTACTCCAGTAGAGCCACGTGAGTTTGATACAATGCGTGATGCTAAAGACTTCATTGCTATGTATAAAGATGTAGATAATTTCAAAGTCTATGGCAACACAAACTATACCACTCAATACATTCATGATAAGTTTCCAAATACAATTGATTCCTTCAGCCGCGAAAGAGTTAACATTGGTACAATTGATATTGAGGTCTACTCAAAAGATGGGTTTCCATTTCCTGAAGATGCAAAGTATCCTGTCATTTCCATTGCTCTAAAGCTAAGCAAAGATAATACATACTATGTCTGGGGTACTCAAGACTATGATACATCTGAGTTTGATATTAAAGACTCAGCTATCGTATATACTAAGTGTGATGATGAAATTAAACTCTTACTTAACTTCCTAGACTTTTGGCATAGCCCTAACAATACACCAGATATTGTTACTGGTTGGAATACTCGTCTATTCGATATACCTTATCTTGTCAATCGTATTACACGAGTGATGGGTGAAGACATGTCTAAGAAACTTTCACCGTGGGAAATTGTTAACTATCGTCAAATTGCAATCAAAGGTAAAAAACTTGATGCATATGAACTGTATGGTATTCAACAACTAGACTATTATGACTTGTTCCAAAAGTTTGGTGTGTTGACTTATGGTCCTCAAGAATCATACAAACTAGACCATATTGCATATGTTGTGCTAGGTGAAAACAAATTATCATATGACGAGGTATCATCTCTGCATGAACTATATGAAACTAATTTTCAGAAATTCATATCATATAACATCAAAGACGTTGAACTTGTTGATAGACTAGAAGAACAACTTGGCTGTATTACTCTAGCAATGACAATGGCCTATCGTGGCGGTGTCAACTATACTGACGTGTTTGGTACTACTGGTATCTGGGAAAGCATAATCTATCGAGACTTAGCTTCTCGCAACATTGTTATTCCTCCAGCAAAGGATAACTTTAAGGCACCTTACCCAGGCGGTTATGTCAAAGATCCACAAGTTGGTATTCATGAATGGATCTGTTCGTTTGACTTAAACTCTTTGTATCCTAACATTATTGTTCAGTGGAATATGTCGCCCGAAACTATTTCTGATCATTATGGTCGTGGTCAGTTTGATGTCGATACTTGTTTAAATGGCAGAATGTCTGAACAAGATCCTACATATGCTACTGCTGTAAATGGAGTTCAGTTCAGAAAAGATAAGCAAGGTTTTATTCCAGATATCATTGTTAAGTATTACAATGAGCGTAAGGCTATCAAAAAGCGAATGATTAAGCTTAAGCAAGAACTTGAGACCGTTGATAGTTCTGATAAACAACGCAGGCTAATCCTTGAGCATGAAATTATCAACCTTGATACTCAACAGATGTCCGTTAAGTTATTACTGAACTCTCTTTATGGCGCAATGGGTAATGCATACTTCAGGTACTTTGACTTGCGTATTGCTGAAGCAATTACACTGACTGGTCAAATGGTTATTCAATGGGCAGAGCGAGCAGTCAATGCTAAGATGAATTCATTGCTTAAAACTAAAGCAATTGACTATACTGTCGCCATTGATACTGATTCTGTCGTTGGGTCAACCATAATAAACGTTAATGGTAAGTCAATAAGTATTTCTGATTACTTTGATTCTTGTACTGGAAATATAATTAAAGAAGATCATTATAATGAAGACTATGTTAAAATTACGCCGCCAGATTTAACACCTTCAATTAGTTCTAGTGGTGTACTAGAATATAAGCCTGTAAAGTATGTAATGGCTCATAAAGTAAAAAAGACTCTTTTTAAAATTACTAATTCAAACGGAGAATCTGTAACAGTCACTGAAGATCACTCAATTATAGTTCAGGATAAAACTAGTCTAGTAATAAGCGATATTAAGCCAACTAATTTAAATCCTAAAATTCATAATATTATAAATTTAGTTGGCTCTAATATTGAACCTATAATAGAGTTTAGTGATAACTTTGTAGTAGAGTGTTTAGGCGTATGCGAAGAATGGGTATATGATATTGAAGTAGAAGATAACCATAACTTTTTTGGTAATAATATTTGCGTTCATAATTCTCTGTATGTTAACTTTGGTCCTCTGGTCAATAAGTTTAATCCTAAGAGTCCTGTTGACTTTCTTGATAAGGTATGTGAAGAAACATTTGGTCAGGCATTAGAAGTTTCATATGCCGAACTGTTTGATAGGTTCAACTGTTATGAAGCACGTATGGAAATGAAACGTGAATCAATTGCAGACCGTGGTATCTGGACAGCTAAGAAGCGATATATTCTGAACGTGCATGACAATGAAGGTGTTCGTTATGCAGTTCCTGAACTAAAGATCATGGGTATTGAAGCAATTAAATCTTCGACTCCTTCTGTCTGTCGTGATGCTCTAAAACAATTATTCAAAGTAATCATATCAGGCTCAGAGGCAAATACACAAAAAGCAATCTTATCATTTAAAGATTACTTTTGTAGTCTGCCGCCAGAGCAAGTATCGTTTCCACGTGGTGTATCTGATGTCGATAAGTGGACAGACAAAAATACAATATTTAAAAGTGGTTGTCCCATTCATGTTCGTGGTGCCATTACATATAACAATGCTGTGCTATCTGCTGGTCTGGATAAACGTAATGATCTTATTCGTAACGGGGACAAAGTAAAGTTTTGTTATCTTAAAATGCCAAATACCGTTCGTCAAAATGTTATTTCATATATTGGTTACTTACCGCCTGAGTTAAAACTTCATAAGTATATTGACTATGAGACACAGTTCGAAAAAGCATTTCTTAAGCCTATCCTGCCTATCCTTGATGCAGTTGGCTGGCGACATGAAAATAGTGTATCTCTTGAAGACTTTTTCTCTTGATGCAAATAATGGTTTACATCACAACGAATATGTGTTATAATAATACTACTGGAGGAATATGTTATGGATAATAATGACGTAAGCATTTATAGACTTAACTATACTAGAATCGCTGAACAACCTGAGGTGCCTTCTTCTATTCGTGCACTGGCAACAAAACTGCAAATCAACCCAATGATGAATTGCTCTGAATTTTTTAAACCATTAACTGATATGGAATTAGAAGAACTTAGAGAATTAACATTAGACCCGGCTAAGCCGTCTGACTATGCTGTCTTATTGACATTGATACTAACTGCTGCAGAAGGAACCTCTGCTCTGACTGATGAACAATTTAATACACAAGTTGTGCTGACTTCTATTTTTATATCAACGGCTAGGCTAGATCGTAAAGGCCTAGTAGTAGCAAACTATAATAACTTTTCATACGGTGAAGAGCTTATGGGTCAAAATATTGCAACACCGACTAAACGTGGTATTGAGCTTTTACAACAACAGCGACAACAACAAAAGGATAATGACAATGACTGATTGGTCAAAAAATATTGCAGAGATGCATTCTAAATATGGAGTCAACAACTGGGTTTATGAAAAGTTTACGAAAGATGACCTTGAAAAGCTAACTGCATTCCTAGAGTTTCGTATGAACTTCCTTGATGAAGAACTTGCTGAAACAAAACTTGCGGTTAAGAACAAAGATCCTGAAGAAATCGTTGATGGCCTAATTGACTTATGTGTGGTTGCTATTGGCACGCTAAATGCATTTGGTGTAAACGCAAATACTGCATGGAATCGTGTTCATGTGGCAAACATGGCAAAGACTGTTGGCGTCAAGGCATCTCGTCCTAATGTGCTTGGTCTTCCAGATTTGATTAAACCTGATGGCTGGATAGCTCCATCACATATAGGTAATCATGGTCTTTTAACATCATTATTTGATAAATCGTAATGGTATATTCTTTAACTCTATTCAAATCTATATATGACAAGTATACGGATAAACAAATGAGCTTTACGAACTGGAATGAGTTCGAGCATCTTTTATATAGTCTTTCTGCAATCAAACGTAAATCAAAGAAAGATGCTCAACTTATTTCACCAGCAATATATCTTGAAGATACCACACGAGCAAACAAGAATGTTATTTCATGGGCTGGTTGGGCTGCACTAGATGTCGATGACCATGTGCTGAACGAAAATAATTTTCGTGATGAGCTATTGGCTAAGTATGGTTCTTATTACTTTGTATGTTATTCTACTGCATCAAGCACAATTGATAAACCAAAGTTCCGTATTGTTTTTCCGTTGGCCTATGCTGTTGTTGCAGAAAACATTAGACATTTTTGGCATGCGCTGAACAGTGAATTTGGCGAGATGGGCGACAAACAGGTTAAAGACTTTTCACGTATGTATTATATCCCTGGTGACTATGAAAACGCAAATAACTTCATATTCACTAACTCAGGCGGCAACTTTATTGTTCCATCTGAACTAATGGCTAAACACTCGTTTGTGACAAAGCAAATGACTGGTACATCATTTATAGACAGACTACCAGAAAGCATGCAGCACGAAATCATTTCATATCGTAAAGAACAACTTGCTAAAAACAATACAAAGAAGTTCAATTGGTCTGGTTATCGTGACTGCCCATTTGTTTCCAGAAAACTTGTAGAAGAATACAAAGGCATTTCAGAAACTGGTTGGTATCGTACAATGTATCGATTGATGGTATCGATAGCCGCTAATGCAATCACTAAAGGCTATCCTATTACTGCTCATGAAATATCTGCGCTTTGTTCAGAGCTTGACATAGAAACTGGAAACTGGTATGAATCCAGACCGCTTGTTGTCGAGGCAGACCGTGCCCTTGAATTTGTCTATAAAAATAGGTAATATTGTTGTATTTTTGCAACAATACCTATTTACATTTGTTTGATTGTGTGTTATAATATACTATACATATCATGTGAGAGCAATAAAATGAGCGAATCGCTAAAAGTATTACAAGAGTGTGCAGACCTACAAGTACGTAAGTCTAATGACTATCAAAATAAAATGTCTCGCATTCGTCAGGCCGATCATTATCCTCGTGGTTGTGCAACAATTATTGATATGGTACATCAAAAGATTACACGCGTTTATTCTGTTATGGAATCAATGGAAGCTGGTCAAGAAGTTAACTTTGAATCTCTTGAAGACTCGGCTAAAGACGCAATCAATTACCTATCATTCTTTGTTTCATATTCTCGTGGCAAGATGGACGGTCAACATCAATCTCGTAACTTTTTAAATAAAGAAATGCATGGAGCATCAGAATAATGATAATGACAGTACGCGATATGCGCGATATGTTCATACATGAATATGTTGCTGGTAATTTTATAAAAGATCGTTCTGGTCAAAATATGATTGAGGTATTAGGAGCATCATTTATTGCAGATGAACCTGCTATCTTTGGCACGCCTAATGAAGAATATATTAAAGCAGAACTTGATTGGTATGAATCAGAATCGACAAACATTAATGACATATATGGTGATGGTCGTGAACCGCCTGCAGCATGGAAAGCAACTGCAAATTTACATGGTGAAATCAATTCAAACTATGGCTATCTAGTATTTTCTGATAAGTTTAATAATCAATTTGAACAAGTAGTAAACGAGCTAATAGAAAATTCCTCAAGCCGTCGTGCATCAATGATTTATACTCGGCCATCAATATGGGTTGACTATAGTGATAATGGCAAGAATGATTTTATTTGCACAAATGCAGTAACATATTACATACGTGATAGCCAATTACACTGTGTCGTACAGATGCGCAGTAACGATGCAATCTACGGTTATAAGAATGATTATGCATGGCAGCAACATTTGCTAGAATCTATATGTGATCGTTATTTAGATCTTAATATATTTGCAGACTTAAACCCAGGCAATATTTACTGGCAAGTACAAAACCTACATGTCTATGAAAGACATTTTGGTTTGATTAAGTAGTAAGGTATTCATCAACCTATTTTAAATGATGAACTATACGGAGTTAACATTATGACTAAAACAGAACGTCTATTAAGCAAACTAGAAAGCGGTTCAGCATTAACTACTGAACAAATTAAAACAAAATTTAAAATTGTTAACCCATCTTCAGTTATTTGTAAGTTACGTTCAGAAGGTCACTGCATTTATACAAACCCAACTATTCTTAAAACTGGCAAAGCCACAGTAAAATACCGTTTAGGTACTCCATCAAAGGCAATGGTTGCAGCTGCAGCCTTTGCAGGTTTCTTTTCTACATACGCAGAACAATGAACATAAGTGACGATAAATGGACAAAACGATACTTAAGTCTTGCACTGAGTGTATCGTCATGGAGCATTGACCCGTCACGTAAAATCGGAGCCGTAGCAGTATCTGAAAAGGGTCAGGTACTTGCTACAGGCTACAACGGTTTTCCTCGCGGTATGTTAGATAAACTAGAACGTTATGAAAACAGAGAAGTAAAATATAAGTTCATTGTTCATGCCGAAATGAACTGCATATATAATGCTACATATAACGGTACATCATTAGACGGCGCAACAATGTATGTGTACGGTTTGCCAGTTTGTTCAGAATGTGCAAAGGGCATTGTTCAAGTTGGTATTAAGCGTGTCATATATACATTAGGCGATAATAAAGAAGAAGTTGCTGATATATGGAAAGAATCGTTATTACATACTGAACAAATATTTTCAGAATGTGGTATACAAATAACCCGATATGTGTTATAATAGATAATACGCTATAAGGTAAATATGATAAACTTAGTTATTCCTGCGGCTGGTGCTGCTACTCGTTTAAGACCTCTGTCAAATAATACATCAAAAGCAATGGTTCGTGTCAACGGTAAGCCTTGTATTGATTATATTATTGAACGTGCAAATGCATTAGCAGTTATTAATCAAATTGTTATTGTTGATGGCAAGCTTGATGACATTAGAGAATACTGCGCTAAGCGACACCCTACTGTAACTATTGTTAAGCAAGAACAACTTAACGGTCCCAGAGATGCAATTTCTATTGGAATAAGCGCTCTTAACGATCCAACATTGCCTTTAGTTGTATGGCTAGGCGATGCAATTATTCTTGATGATAACTTGGAGCTAGGTACTGATTTTCTATTATGTAAAGAAGTAAAAGATCAGTCGGCATGGTGTATGTGGGATCGTTCTATCGGGTATTTTAATAAACCTTCAAGGTCTATTGATGATACGGTTGCTCTTGTAGGGTTATATTCGTTTAGCAATGGTGACTGTGCTGCCAGAGTATTTAGGTTTCATTCGTTTGAAATATCAGGCGCACTAATCGATTATTGTTGTATAACAAGATTAGCATTTCAGTGTGTTATAGCTAATGACTGGTATGACATTGGTGATCTACCATCATACTATAAAACATGTGCAGCATTGTTAAAATTAAAGACACGCGCATTCCATACTATTGAGTACGATAGTGAGCTGAATACTTTATGTAAAATGCCAGACTATCATGACATTAACTCAATAAATCAAAACAAGAATGAAAAGCATTGGTATAGCAAACTGAATCAACAGCAACGAATGTTTGTTCCGCGTATTCTTAAGCATCCAACTGATTTGATTATGTCATATGAATCTGGTGTACTATTGTCTGACTTAATGTTGTATGAAAATTTACCTGAATCATTTTGGGAATATCTAATTGACAAGGTCTTTAATGTTAAGCTAAAGTATTTCAACCAAAGATCTAACTGTTCAGAATATAATAATAGTTTCAATGTTAATGCAGAAATAATGTGGGTCTCTAAAACTAGCAGTAGGTTAGCTAGTCTTAACATACCAAACAGTCTTTCCCTTGATAAAATTGCCAGACGCATTTATAAAGAAACGCGTCCTCGTATGGGCGTTCATGGTGATTTACATTTTGGTAATATCTTGTAT